GTTTTCACCCGCTCCTCGAGGAGTCGCACGGTGTCGCCCTGCCCGCGCACGTTGTTGTTCGCGTCGTCGGGTTCTTCAACGATTACCACAGGCACCGGCGTCGACTTCACCGAGCTGGGGGAATTTGAGCCGACCAACTTTAGGAATCCACCAGGGAATTTTTTAAAGTTCCAGCGATTGCCGCTCTTGCGGGCAGTGCTTACATCGACCTTATCAGATAGCCGCGGCGTGACGCGCACCATCGGCGTGAATTTCTCTTGGAGGTATTCTTTCGCCGCGTCAACCTTTGGGAACATAGCAATGATTGCGCACGGGTCGGTATCGATGCGCTTGCCGATGTAGTTGTTGATCACACCGTCTGTCCATGCCACCTGCGCCGGCTTGCGGCAGACTACCTTACGGATGGATGGATCATCCAGCAGCGCTTGTATCTGAGCTATCCACGGCGTGTTGGCCGATGAATATTTGCCGGGCTGTGCCGCGGACTCCTCCGCGAGGTAGCGGTATTTGTCGGCCCATTCTTGCGTGCTCATGCGCTCAGGTGGCGCCCACTTCTTCCATGCCTTCGCCAACGCCAATACCGCGGCACGGCGCAGCCCGTACTTTTGTACGACTGATCTGCGGATGGGAAGCGGCGCAACCGCGTTCACGCTTCTACCTCATCATCGGCTTCTGGCCACTCATCCTCGGCAACGTCAGGAACTGTCTCGGATAGTTTTTGCAACGCCGCATCGACAAGGTCGGCCGGCAATCGGATATTGATGCTGACACCATACTCCGCATCGATGGCCGCTTTGAGCCTATCGGGGAGCGCTCGCAATCCGGCGCGGGCCGACATGATGGCCGTGGTCCAGATTTTTTCCACTTCATCGGCAGGGACGATCCCCGCCGTTTTTTCTGCGATGCGCAGCTCCAGCAGATCGCCTTCGAGCCGATCTTTGCGCGCCTTCTCCGTCTCGCGCACCGCGCCGCTGATTGCACGCTGCACGCGCCATTCGATCACGACCGCCGTATCGTACTGGTTCTCCATTCCACGCCCGCCGATGCTTGCGATGGGCATACCGGATTCCTGCCACTCCGTCAGCGTGCGTTCGGAGATTCCCATCACATCCGCCAGTTGTTTTTTGTTGACGATCATGCGCTCACACCACCGGCGTGAATCGAAAGATCGACTTGATGGAGACCTGCTGGAGCTGCGCATACATGACCGAGTAAGGAAGTCCCTAGCACCACCAGACCTAGCCGAAACCCGCGCACCTTTTGGCCCGTGTAGCGAGTAGGCGAGGAAGGACCCGTAAACACCGGCGGGGGCGACATGTCCATGAGCTGATACTGCACGGAGCCAGAGGCTTGATGCTTGCCAGTCGCGGCCATCATGCGTGAGGCTGCCTGGGCTGTGGTGGGCGGCGTGGAGTGGCGCGGCGCGCAACCTCTTTGGCAAGCCAGCCCGTGATGAATCTCTGCACGTTGCGCTTTCGCTTGCGTGGGTTGGCGTCGTACCAGAGCTCCATCCGCATCAGCTCGGCGTCCACGTCGAGGGGTTTGTACGCTACCTCCCACGTTCTCATCAGCTCATCGCTGACCCCCACGAACACCTTCTCGTCATCGTCCCAGGTTATGGCTTTCGGTTTTTGGTCCGAACCGTAGACGGTAGGGAGTTCGTAAGAACTACCTACTGACGGTTCTGATGGTTCGGGTGACATAGCTATGTCACCGTTTAGTACCCGTGGTGTCACCGTTTCGGTTGTGTGGGATTCATTAAACGGTGACAATTTGTCACCGTTTATTCCCTCATTCGAGCGCGCTTCGACATCCTTAAACGGTGACAATTTGTCACCGTTTATCCATGCCGGGTTGATTCGATAGTGACGCGTTTGCCCTCTCCCTCCAGATGAGTCTCTGACTATCTGCAACCATCCATCGTCCACCATTTTGATGAGCAACCGTTGAACCGTCCGCTCGGATACCCGCACCTTATTGGCCAGCGCCTCGACTGAGGGGAATATCCGTTTGCCGTCGTCGCTCGCATGGTCGGCCAGCGCCAGGGCCAGCAACATCTCGTTGCCCCCGGATGGATACCGCTTAAACACCTCTCCCATCACCGCCACACTCATGACAACCACTCCCTAATTAACATCGTTATCTACCGAATTTTTGCCGCGGAAAGAGCCCGCGCCGGAAGACCCCGCGCGCTTAGCCCGCCGCTCATTACGCTCAACCACCGATGGCACAGGCTCATGCCAATCACGGCTCTCGAAGCGCGTCAGCTCACCGCGGAACACGGTGTGCACCGTGCAGGTAGGGCCATTGCGCTGCTTGCCGATGATGATCTCGGCGATGCCCTTGTCCGGGCTGTCCTCGTTGTAAACCTCATCGCGATAGATGAAGAGGATGATGTCGGCATCCTGTTCGATTCCGCCCGAGTCGCGCAGATCCGACATGATGGGCCGCTTATTCGGCCGCTGCTCCAGTGCCCGGTTAAGCTGAGATAGCGCGATCACTGGGATCTGTAGCTCTTTGGCCAGCAGCTTTAAGGCGCGGGATATTTCCGACAGCTCTAGCGCCCGGTTATCAGAACGCCCCGAGCCCTGCATGAGCTGGAGGTAATCAACGAGAATGACATCGAGCCCACCGCATTCGCGGTGTAGCCGGCGCGCGCGGGCGCGCAGATCATTGGCCGACATGGCCCCTTCCTCATCCAAATAAATCTGCGCGCCGCGCAATTGCTCGGCCGCATGAATGAGTTTTGGCCACTCCTTGTCGTACAGGCGCGCAATCTTCACCCGCTGCTGATTGAGCTGCGAAACCGAGGCCAGCAGCCGGATGCCGAGCTGGTTATTGGCCATCTCCAGCGAGAAGAACAACGCCTTGCCGCCGCGCGTAAGCGCCACATGCTCGGTGATATTCAGCGCGAATGCCGTTTTACCCATCGCCGGCCGCGCGGCGATGATGATCAACTCGCCGGGCTGGAAACCGGTGGTCAGCTTATCCAGATCATTGAATCCGGTAGACAGCCCAGTCACGTCCGTTTGCGTCGGCCGATTGGCCAGCTCATCGATGTGATTGATCACATCATCCAATACAGTCGCCACATGCTGCGGCCCACCAAGGCCACGCGCCGCCGTCTCCGACAACGCCATCACCTTGGCCTGTGCCAGGTCCAGCAGCTCTTTCGCGCTGCGCCCCTCGCGCTTATCCACCGCCTCGGCAATTTCCGCCGTGGCACGCGTCAGGCCACGCAGCAGCGACCGCTCGCGCACGATATTGGCGTAATGCGTGATGTTGGCCGTGCTGGGCGTGTTGCGTGATAGCGAGACCAGATAGGCGAGCCCGCCCACCTTTTGCAATTCGTCGTGCGATTCGAGAAACTCAGACACGGTGACCAAATCAGCAACCTTGCTGCCTTCCAGCAGCCTGGAAATCGCGCGAAAAATCTTGCGGTGATCGAGGCTGTAGAAATCTTTCTCGCTCACCAGATCGGAGCAGCGGTCCCACGCCTGATTGTCAATCAATAGTCCGCCGAGTACGGATTGCTCTGCCTCGGCGCTGTACATGGATGTATCCACGCTGTCAGTCATCCACCCTCCGGCGCATTGTTTGTTTCACGGGGAACATTTAACGGTTGCGTTTGGTACTCGTTGCAGCGATGCGGGACCTCCAAGCGAGACCTCACACAGTCATGTTTTGTTGTCACCTTCCGCTCTAGCGGGGACCAATGTTTGATCACGATCAACCAGCGGCACCCGAAACAATCCGGGACACACGGCGCGTGATCATCGCGGCCGCTCATGCGAACATCCTTAATTGGCGCTGGAGCTGCTCTATCCTGAAACAGGCTCGATCAAAAAAGATGATATTTTCTTCAATGCCAACGAACCTGCCGCCACCCAATAACACGGGAACCCCCGTCGTTGCCGAACCCATGAACGGATCGAGAATGCGCGCGCCAGGCTGAGAAAAAAGGCCGACGATCTCGGCCATGAGCGCTACCGGTTTTGCCGTCGGATGCAACTTCGCCGCATTGTCATCACGCGTCGCATGTGTGAACACGCCACGCCGGCCACCACCATTCCACACACTGCGGCCTTGACCACACCAGGATGCCACCATGCACTCAAACCCTTGCGCCGGCCTATCGCCCGACAATTGCGGCGGGCTATCCGGTTTCACCCAGGCCATTGCGCGGCGATATTTGAGACCGGCCTTGAGCATGACCGCTTGCCATAAATACACCTGCTCAACCTGGCTGAATACAATCAACCAGCCGTCGCAGGTTTCCCGCGCCAAACGGCCCACCGCTTTCATGGTTCGGAGATCGATTGGCTTGAATGGAATAGCCTCGGTGCAAATAACTGGGATGCCACCTGATTTTTTAACGCGCTTGCCCGCGGCATGCACCTCTTTACCATAGGGCGGATCGGTAATCACCGCATCCACTCGGCCAATTGTCGGCCAGAGATCCAGGCAATCACCGTGATAAAGGGTCGCGTTGCCTATCACCTCGACGCGACCGCTCATGCTTCTGTCGCCCACTCAATACACACACCCTTAAACGGCGCCAGCCCATAGATATCGTCGAAAAAGGCGAGCATGGCCTGGAGACTGGAAAATCCATCCGCGCGCGCAAATTCCACGGCGCGCTGCATGGATAGCGGCTCGCCGTCCAGCCATATCTCCCGCTCCTCGATATAAATTTCCACCGCGCGGACACGCACGATTGGCGCTATGCGCAACAACTTGGCGTTGCGCGTTCGTAAGCCGGTATATAAATACGCGATATCATCTGGCCTTGGGATGACCCCATTTTTACGATGTCTGCGGATCGTCTGGCACTTGATGCCACTTGCCACGGCCTCGGCAAAATGGGGTTTGAAATTGTAGATAAAGGTCTTGCGCGCCGCCGTCATGCCAGCGCACTCCGCACCCGCTGGTAAATCATCTCGCGCGCATCGGCGCCGTGAGTGCCGCCGTTTATTGTCTTGGTGATCGAAAGAAATGCACCCTGATCAGCCGCCGCATTCAGCGCCCGCGAATGCCAGAACCACCCCGCCGACATCGCGGCGAGGCTGGGTGAGAGCAACATTGATGGCTCATCCACCAGCGGCAGGCGCAGCGCCTTGCCGCAGTCGGCGTAATTGGCGCGGCCAGTGAGCTGGATGAGGCCACGCCCGCGGTATTTCCAGCCGTCACCACTTGCCTCATCACCGTTGCCGATACGGTTGGCATAGACTCGGTTGGCGATACGCTCGGGATTGCCGGCGTACTGCCCGGCGATCACATCATTGGGAAAATAGCGCGGGAAAATCAGCCGCAGGCGCTCGGCGCTGTAGTTCAGATTCTCAACCAGCCGAGTAAATCGTGTGGACTCATACGCCAGCTGCGCCAGCCAGGCCGACAGCCTGAGCGGCGTGCTGATCTCAAATCGCGACGCCGCACGCTGCAACGGCCCGCACCAGATCCCCGCATCGTTCTGATGTATGCCGAGCGCTGTGATCAATAACTCGGGCGTCAACACCGGGCGCGGGGTAGCACTGTCAATCGGCCGTATGCTCATGGCCGCCGCCCGCGCTGCTCATACGCCGCCGCGCACTCGGTGCAGTACTGACACCCCGGCACGGCAATCTGCCGCGCGCTCGATATCAGCAACCCGCATGCCGGGTTTTGGCATTCATTGGCGCTCGCCCCGCCGTAGCGCACGCGGGCCTCGATGCGCGACGCAAGGTCGCGCTCAGCAATGTCCTGCGCAAAATCCGCCGTATCCATTCCCCCCTCCTTGCCGCTTCGTTGTTATTACACGCCGCCCACCAAGCTATTTTTTGCCACTCAATCTACGCACATTCGCCGACGGATTACGCCCCGTGCGCTTTCTCACCCGCCTGGCCAGGGCCTCATGCGCAAGCACGTTCGCCACGTCCTCAAAACTCAAACCCCGTTCCTTCGCCACCGCCTCGATCAACGCGCGCTCTTTATCCGAGAAAGCCACGGTCTCTTCTTTCGCCATTAACGTCCCCTATTGAGGCCCTCAAAAGCGCCCTTTAAGTTCCGGCCGAGGCCCTCAACAGCGCCGGATAGGTAGACTCGTAAGTCCGGCCCGCGGGCTCCACAATGCCCACCGCACCCTCAAGCACTAAATCGCGCAACAATGCGGCTTTTTGCTCACCGGTGTAATCGATCACCGCCTGGATGAGACGGTATTCCTCATCACTAAACCGGAGCTTCACTACATGCGACCGTATCTTTGTAGGGTCTTGATACATGGCGATCACTCAAAAAAAGGGCGCGACATACTGCCGCGCGGAATGGGCGGAGACCTCCAGCCGTGATAGATTCACGTTGCCAAACATTAACCTTCACGAAAGGAGACCTCCATGGAACTCAAGGAACACGAACGCGCCCACGACCGTTTGATGGGAATTTTGACCGGTCAGAGCAAGCTGCTAGAAGTTGTGCTGCTTCAACAAGTGGGTCGAGTGATCGATCCCAATTCCGTCGTCGATACACTGATAGCCCGAATCGAACACCATATTCGTCATGCCCAATTCGAACACACACCTCTCGCTTCCTCCCCAGACCGGCACGCGTCTGTACGGGAGAGCACGCTAGAATATCTGTCCACTTTTCGCGAGCAGCTGCTGGGGCGGCTCGAAGGCCCCGCATCAACCAACGAAACGCACTGACTACTTTCATGAGGCGGATTCCTCTTTTGGGATGGTTGGGAGGGCGTTCATGCCGCGGCGTCCTCTGCGTCGGACTGTTCAAAGAATCGGCGCATTTATCGCTGCTCCTCTTGCGACTTCATCGAGGCGTCGGTCGAGGGATAACGGTGCTTGCGTACCAGGTGATCCAGGTAACGGTTATGCGGCCGCACGAACAGGACGTGCAGAACCGCTCCCCAGGCGATTACCAGCCTTCTGGGTAACTGGTAAAACCAAAACAGCATGCGCAATGCAGCCATATTCATGCCGCC